ATCCGGCAGGAGAGCTCGGCTCTTCGCTAACCTCCCATCCTTCAGTGACCGACCATGACTACACCCGCTGTGTCTATCAATCAATCCTCTTCACACCTTGAAAAGGTGTGGTCTGGTGATGATGTACACGGCAAGTTCTATACTAGCTCTAACCAGTCAGTTACAACTGATTGGTACAAGCAAAGTAGACCTGCGAGCTCTACGTCAACCTTCTCTAAAAGAGGTGGTTGGCGCGCTCCTAAGGGGTGGAATCATACGGGAACCTTGGGTCGCTTTCCCGGCGACACCGTGCAGTTTCGGAGTAATTCTCCGGGTGCAAACGGGTTCACGTGGGTCACGTACACAGGGGGCTGCTACTGGAACATTCAAGTTCCAGCTAGTCCTAGTTCCTGTCCGACTGAGATTATTAGTCAGGCAGAAATTAGAGCTCTCAACAAGCTTAAACGCGGCGACGTTCAACTCGGGATTGTAATTGCCGAGGCGAAAGAAACCGCTAATCTACTTGGTAGCGCAATGCGTCGCATTGCCAAGCAGACAAACCACTTCATTGACTCCTATCCCAAAGATTGGGGAAAAGTGAAGAGAATCCAGAAGGGTAACCTTCCGGGACGCCTGTGGAAGAACATCCCACAGGGTTGGTTGGAGCTTCAGTACGGATGGAAACCATTACTATCAGATGTACACGATGCCCTTTCAACATTAGAGCACCGTCGAGATATTGCGCCTCCCATCATAGGAGTTCACGCAAAGACTCAGCGAACTGACGTCCGTACGAGTCAGCACACCGCGATCTCTGATAGTGGTAGCTACTTCACGGTAGAGTATACCACGAAGTATACGTGCTATGTTCATCTTTATTATTCGATGACCAATAGTACGCTCGCTAGATTGTCCTCTCTAGGTCTTACAGATCCTCTGGGGATAATATGGGAAAAAGTGAAGTTTAGTTTTGTTGTCGATTGGTTTGTTCCAATCGGCGGCTGGCTGTCTTCACTTAGAGCAGACGACGGCTATGCCTTCCAAGGCGGATGCAGAAGTCTGATCACGAGGTTGGAGGAAAAGGCCATTGCGCCTGTCAAGTACGTTAAACCAGGTCACATTTTGTGGTCTGGGGGCGTACCTACGTATGAAGTCAAATCATTTAACTTCCTACGTCAGGTGTATGGCGGTTCACCAGTTCCGGGTCTCTACTTTAAGAACCCACTCTCGTCTGCGCATTTAGCGAACGCATTATCGCTTTTGACCCAGGCATTTAGGAGATAAATCTCCATGGCTGCACAAGGTACTCTTACCTTGAATACCAAGGCCTACCTCCCTCGTGGTAAAACGGGAGATGTGGCGGCTTGGGCTCTGGTTGGCGACGCGACGTTCGGGGGTGCAACCTCTGCCGTTACGGAGTCTGTCCGGGGTCCCTCTAAAGAGGGTGTTTATCGGGTCCAGTTCAAGCTGGAAATTCCGAAAGCAGCAACGACTGATTCAGCATGTGCATGCACTGGTCAGGAGCTCGGCAAAGGCATAGCCAATGTCGATCTTACTGTTCCCAGTGTATTCACCGCTGCTGAACGAGCGGATTACTGTGATCGTCTTCAAGCACTCGTAGCGAACGCGATTTTTGATGCGGCCGTTGCGAACCTGGAGCCGGCTTGGTAGTTAATAGCCAAGTTTGATGGGGTAACCCATCTCTCACATTGTCCATTTCTTGGAGTTCTAACCCATGAAACGACCCTTGAAGGTCACTCGTAGTTTCAGTTGTGCTGCCAATCGTCTTGCCTTAGCCGTTTTTTCGGGTTTGGGCAGCGATTTTGCTCTTAGGTGTTTTGGTGATTTCCTCCGTGGAGACCATCAGAGCTACCTGGACCGTACTCTCGATTTCTCAGAGTATGGAGATTGGAGGGAGTTCTATTGTGATTACATTGCGCTAAACTTGATGTCCAAGTTTCCTAATTTGGACGTTGACGTGGATCGGGATGCCGTCGCGATAGAGAAGTTCCTTCAGTCAGAGCGATGTTGTGCGGAGACAAACAGTCGTTTACGTCTCCTCTACAGGTCCCCGCTAACAAGTAGGGACCTGCTCGTGCATGTAATTGAACTTGCGCGAGTAAAAATAGAAGCGGTCCTAGGAGAGTTCTCCTGGGATGATGCTGCACGACATTTCAGTTTCGGACCGGGGGCCACAATAGGCCTTACATCCTCTGAAGGTGACAGCTGGTATAAGTTCGGTTATGAAAAACCGACTACGACAAGGTTATGTTTGGATCTCTCTAGGTGTGTAATTGCACATCTTCACAGGTGGAAAACCCATCTGTCCCAGATTTCTGGGGGGGAGCCCGGTGAAGCCTCAATCGAGGTAGTAATCGGGAACCAAATTACTACTGTGCCTAAGAACGCGAAAACGAACCGAGTCATCGCAATCGAAC